AGACATTGCATTTTTAACCAAAGCAAACGCACCGACAAGAACCGCCAAAATTGCACCGATAGGCGTCGCAATAAAAGCAATTGAAGCTTTTGTCATTCCCAGCATACCGTTCGCCATTCCTTTCAAAGAAGAAGTAAAAAGTTTCCCAGTTCCACCAGCTTCAGCCGAACGCTGAATGAAGCCGCCTATTCCGCCATTCATAATATTTATTTCGCTAAAGGCTGACTTGATTCCTTGTTCGTATTCGCCTATTTTATCCTTCGAACCGTTGAATTCAGAAGATTGTTCACGCAAAGCTTCTGTCTGATTGTCTATTGCTTCATTCAATTGTTCACGAAGCGCAATTTCTTCTTCAGTATTACCGACAATATTCTTCGAAATTTGATTCAACTGGCTTCGACTGTCACGAAGTTCTTGCGTCGATTTGTTTTCGGTTGACATTGTCTTTGTTAAATCCTTGTTTGCAGCGTCTAAAGCTGAAGCAAAGCTTTGATTGTCACGGTAAGCTTTACTTAAATTTTTAAGTTCAGCTTCGTTCTTCGCATAAGCAAGACGACCTTGTTCCGTTGACTGGTCAAGTTCTTTTTGCGCTTTTTTTAAGTCTTGAATTTGCTTCTTGTATTCCGCCGACTTTTTAATTACTTCATTGAAGTCGATTGATAAACTTGCAATATTAATTTTTTCCGCTGCCATATCTTAAATTTTTAATTCGGGTTAAATTGTCCTTCATAATAGTCGCCTATTGTAACAACAAGGTTCACAGTGTCTTCGTCCGTTGCGCCGTATTCGTCAGTCACAACCAATTTCAAAACATACGTTCCCACGTAGTCAGGGTCATTCGGAACTTCAAGCGTTGCGTTCGGTGAATTTATATTTGATGTCAAAACCGTTTCAGGAATTGCCCCGCCGTTTAACGACGGTTGTGACTGTATTGACCACACAAAAGAAACAATGTCACCAGTGTAATCGTATGAAGCCGCACCCGTTACATTAAAATAAACTGGGTAATCTTGAAATTCTTCAGGATATAAACCTTTTGTTTGGTCGTTTCCAGCGTTTGCGTTCGGCGGTTGATTAACCAGTTCAATAACGTTCGCCGTAAGCGTGCCAATTTCTGAAGAATATTGACCAGAACCAGCGTCGGCAATTGTGAAAGTCCAGCTTTCAGAATATGCGTCAAGCCCGCCCAATGCGTCAAATATTTTCAAGTCAAGGTCTTCAAATAATATTTCAGTTTCCGAAGTTATATCAACACCAGCTTGTCTAAGAATTAAATTTGAATTAAACCCTGACAAGAATTTTATCTTTAAAGCTGGGTCAAGTTCTGGGTCGAAATAACCGTTCAATAAGTTTGCAGCCGTGACCGTTCTTGTTGAATCGTGCGACATACTAAAAGAATAACTTCCTACTTGTGAAGGCGGTTGATTTACTGGGAATTTTGCAATTTCAATCATAACCGCTTTTGACAATTTTTCTGGTGTGTGCGTCACACTATTCAGATAATAAAAACGCCCCGTTTGCTTCATATATTTTAACCTGAAGAAATCAAGGTTAAAAATATCAACAAGCGTCAAATTCAAACTGAATTCAACTTCACGAAAGTCATTAATCAACGATTGAAACGCTTTGTAATAATTACCCAGAAAATAAGTCATTGACATATTTTCAAGCGAAAGAAAAGGAACGTCTTCGGTTACGTTTATCGGTGTCACCTCACTAAAAAGCTTCACGTTTACCGAAGTGTCAATTCTTTTTATTCTCATTGTTTTAATAGGCGTTTCTTTATTTTCAACAATACCGTCTTTCAATTCCCAGATAGGAATTGAATAAACGTTTTCACCGCCTAAAGTTCCCGACTTATTTGGTATTTCAAAAATACTGGTGAACATTGTTTTTTCAATTGAAGTGTTTTCGTTTTCAATTAACATTTCACCGTCATTGTTTGGAACGACAATTTCTTCAGGATATTGATACGAAGCTTTATTTATTTGAGCATATCCAGAAACATAATTTTCTTTTTTAATCTCTTTCAGCTTTTGCGTCCAGTCTTCAGCGTTACCCCTATCATTCAACAAAGCTTCAATTTGCGTAAATCTATAATCTGAAGTGTTTCTTATTGGGTTTAATACTAAACCATACCGACGAATTACATCTTTAATAAAGTCAAGTTGATTCGTGTCGCCAATATAATCAACAACTTTAATCAATTGACCGCCTTCCTGAAGAAAAAGTTGACCGCTTACACTTACATTGTAGTTAATTTGATAATATGTAGGTTGATTGTTGTAACCGTCATAATAAGGGTCGTAAGGGTCATAATAATTCCCTATGTCTTCATTCCCGTAATCTGAAGAACCGTTCACCCAGAAAGAAACTTCGTCACCAACTTGAACCGAAAAAGTGACTGAAATTGTTTTCGTTCCGCCACCTGAATCGCTTTGACTTGCAAGGTATAAATAAGCCCTTGACACCCCGTTTATTTTAACCCTAAATTGCAAATAAGTGCTATATGAAGAATAATTTATTGTTAAGTTAAATTTGTAAGTCCCAGCAACCGAAAAGACAATCTTATTACCTAAATAAGAAGCCCCAGTCAACGCCCCTGAAGGCGTGAATTCTTTTTCAAATGTTATGTATGAAGTTGCAGTTCTGTATTCTGAAAGCGTGTTTGTTGAAGTCGTTCCTTTTGACGTGCTTGTGAACGCAGTGTCTTCAACGTCATACCCCTTGACTGGTGTCACAACTTCTGTTAAATACTTTTCGTTTGTGCTAAAAAAAGAACCTACCAAATTAAGCCCGTTTGATTCAAATATTTTTCTGAATAACGTGTGCGTATAAATTGAAGGTGCAATCTTTTCAGCTTTAACCGAAGAAGAAAGACCCAGACCGAAATTCGCAAGACCATAAATAAAACCTTCAGTATGTGAAAAACTGTCAACAACTTCTTGCGACGTCAAAATATGGTCAAGGTCTGAAAGTTCCAAATCTGAAAGCGTTTTTCCCTTCAACCTTTCACCTAAATCAACAACACCGTCATAAACATTTATTTCAAAAAATTCAGTCGTTGAACTTATTACAACATAACCGTTTATCACAAGCGGAATTCCGTCAACAATATAGTCAGCAACAACGTTTTCAAAAGGCTTTCGGCTTACATTACCAATTACCCCCAGCATATCAAGAATTTGCGTGTTTCTTGTTGTTCTGGGAAGCTTTATTGAATAAGAATAAGTTGACTTTCGTGAAGCAATGTCACCGATGTCACCGATTTGAATTTTTCTTGTAATTGGCTTCGGAAATAAATCAACTACATTTTTATTTAAAAATAATTGTTCAGCCATTTTTTTAAAGTTTTGCAGTGATTAAGTCAGGTAAATTCACGGTCAAAATAAATTCTTGATTCCCTTTCTTATTCTTGAATTCAAAAGTTTCTTCAATTCTTACATCAACAAAAACACCTTCCTTGTTCGGTGTTCTTGAAGTGTAATATTGAATCAAAGGCGAATAAAAAAGGCTTCGAATTTGCTTTGCTTCATTTTCATCGCACTTCGTTTTTATCTTTAAAGACCTTGAAGCGGTCTTGCCTATGCTTTTGAATCCAGAATCAAAACTTCCTACATTATTGAAAGTATTGCTATTTATTAAATCAATGTCCTTGCCTTTTATCTTTTCAGTTGTGAATTCATCAAATAACCAATGCGAAAACCCGCCTTCAGAATTCCACCATTTCAAATAAACACCAGAACAAGGCTTCTTTTTCTTCAAATAAACATTTGACCTGAATTCGCCGTCTTCATAAATTTCAAGATTATTAACACCCGTGTTCAATGGAAGTAAACCGCTTAACGTCCAGTTTTCCGAATTACTTCTGTCAATATTAAACCTAAAAGCCCCCGTGAAGTCAGGTGTTATGTCTGGCGTTTCAACTTGATTGTTTAGGTTTTTAACCCTTATTTTTTTTGAAGCTGAATAAACAACCCTTTGAATATCGAAATGAAACGGGAAGCCTTCAAAATAAGTCAAATAAAAATCAATTCCGTTGTCTGATTTACAAAGCAACTGAAAATGGTTTTCAAAAACACTTTCGTCAATTTGTTTAACCGACTTGAAAAATTCATAATTCTTCGCAAAGCTTTCAGAAGTCGTTTCATTGAACACCTCAACAACAATCGACTGAAGCAAATAAAGCCCTGAAATGCTTTTGAAAAATGCGTTCGTAAAAAAATTCGTGTCACCGAACCCGTTTTGATTCAACACGGTCTTGACCGCTTCTTTTAAATTAAACAAATACCTTCCTTCTGAATTTGGAAAAATTGTAAATGTATTCGGAAACAATGACGCTGGCAAAACAGTAACTTCAGCCCTATCGTTGCCAATTAAAGAAGACGTGAATTCAATGAATGAATCGTTGTAAGCTGGGTAAATTCCCGAAGGTTCTTTTATTATTGTTATAGCCATAATTTAAACGTTTTTTGCAAGAACTTCAAGTTCCGCCCTAATTTCTGTTATTATTCTATTTACATTTAATTTCGCAACCCTATCAATTATTTTATTGATACGTTGCGGCGTGATTACTTCTTCATAAATTTTCAATGCGTTTTCTTGCTTCGTTCCTTCCTTCGCAATCTTTTTCGCAATAGCCCACGCAAGCCCCCTGACTGACTGATTTTTTTTAAAGGACTTTATTCCCCTTATTTTTAACCAGCTTAAAATTGCGGCGACTGGCGGCATTTTTCCCGCTTTACGTCCCGCAAGATAAACAAAGCCCCGAATCGTTCCCTTGTTTGGCTCATATATCGCTTCAAGCCCTTTTCCGAATTCCCCTGAAGCCTTCTTGCCAGAAGCTTCGTAAAGCTTTCTTATATCGCTTAAAATAGCGTCAATTTCTTCATGTATTATTTTGTCGTCTTCAGACACTATTCTTCAATTGTTATGTTATACGAAACAATAAGCCCGTCGAAATTGTAATCAAAAGCATTTATCACTTCAATTGTTCGCCAAAGATTAAACGTAACTTCTTGACCGCAACGAATTGTTTCTTTAATTGTTGCAACCGCTGAATCAATAAGCGGTTTAATATGGTTTTGATAGCGTGCGTCATAACTTTCTTCGTCAATATCTGAAGAAACCAGAACCATAAAGTCGCCTGAATAAATTTTTCCTTCAATTACATTCATATCATTGACGACGTCTTCAATTATTACGGGGTCAAGAAATAAGTGCGGGACGTTTTTTTGTTCAACCTCATTGTAAAGGTTTTGAAAATCCCTTCTTGCATAAACAAAAGGGAAACTTTCAGCCGTGCAAATTGTTTTTAAAATATCATACATCGTTTTTCGTTTTTATTTTATCCATTTGCTTTTGAAGTTCGCTTGCGGTCTTCTTCATTAACAACGTTGTGAAAACTTCTGAATAAGGTAAATTCATAATTTTCTTATATTTTAATATGTCGCCGCCCGATAAACTTTCAAGCGTGTTATAAATACCAAATTTCGACATTTTTTCGTCACCTTCGACGGCTTCCCATTTGAAATTAATTTCAGTCGGTGAAAGTCTGTTGTCTTCAGCTTTTGCAATTGTATCAAGTTGAACTTTAATCGAAGAAATTATTCCGAAGAATTCAACGATTTTCATTTCAAAAACTTCTTTCAGTTTCAAGCCCTGAACACGTGCTACAATTTTAATCAATTCAGCGTCTTGATTCGAATAAAGATTTTGTTTTATATGTTCAACGTGTTTAAGTTTTAAGTGAAAAACTTCCTTGACCGTTTCAATCGGTTTAAGGTATTGAAGCGCAACAATATATTCTTGAATCAATTCAGGGTCTTGATTTAAAAATTCCTTTAACTTAAAATTTATTATTTCTTTCATTTGCTTGATGTTATATGAAAGCCGCTACAAATCGGACATTTGTAATATTGACGGGCTTTTTTTATAAATCTACCTTTTAAATAAAGCGGTGTTTTCCGCACTTCCTTCAAAGCTTTCTTTGCTTCCTTTTTTGTTTTATACCTTACTTTCTTACATTGTTTCATTCATATTTTTATTTTCTAAATTTTAAAACGTTTCCTGAAGTTGCTGAAGCTGCAAGCCTATCAACAACAAAATATCTTAACGGGTCAATTACGTGATTCCAGTCGTCAACTGGCACGCCTAACGATTCGCCCGACTTGTTCGTTTTCCAGCAATAATTTGTAAATTCTTCAACCGCTTCAGAACCCACAAGAACAAATTGAAATTCTTGCATTATCGAAATACCTGAAAGAATTCCTTTGTCATTTACCTTTACAATACTTATTCCGTAAGTCCTTAATTCAGCAATTGACTTCGGTTCGGCTGAATCCGCAATAATAATTCCGTTCAAAAGTTCCTTGTCGTTCAGGATATGTTTCGCAATTTGCGAATTCAACATTCCCTTCTTATAAAGACTTACATAAACATAAATTTTCCCGTCGTATCTGTAAAGCTTTATGACCGTTGTCGGGTCATTCGTGAAACCCCAGTCAATCGCAGCACCCAAATACTTCGCATCTTTCGGAACGGCTTTTGATTCAGTCCAGTTTTCAAAAATTACGCCTTCAGTTATTCCCAGAAGACCAAGCCCCAAAACACGCCATTTATTCAGGAAGTATTTCGAACCTTCGTCAGCCTTTTTCTTAAACCAAAGAATCGAAGCTTTTTCGTTCTTCGGAATAAATTCGTTGTCAGTAAAATTCAGAACCAAAAAATCGACGTGCGGTTGTCCGATTAATTCTTTGTGCGCCCAGAACTTTCGTCTGGGGTTATAGTCCATAATCGTAAAAACCGAAGTTCTTGAATAAAGTTCGATATACGTTGAAAACTTTATTTCACTGGCTTCATTTATGTATAAATGCGTCCTTCTTGAACCAAGCCTTGACGCTTCACCTTCAACCGAAAAGAATTCAATCATATTCGTTCCGTAAGTGTAGGTTCTGTCTGTCTTGTTTATCTTAAATTGACCATACAAGCCCCACGCCTTCAGAATCTTTTCAAAGTCCCTTAATGCACCAGATTTTAAGTTCGGTAAGCTTTCAGCAACGACCGACAAAATAAGGTTCTGACGTTTACTAATTGCCAGCAATATAAAAAGCATAAGAATTGAAATCGTTTTTGACGACCCCTTCCCGCCCTGAATGATTCGCACTTCCTTTTTAAGTGTGCAAATCTTTTCGAAAGCCGTTGTTGTTTTATATTGCAATCCATTCATTTAAACTTCGCCGTTCATTATTCCTTCGACTAAAGCTTTATGTTTGTCGTTGGAAGTTGTAATATTTATGACCGCCGCTTTTTGTTGGTTGTCAACCTCGTAAAATCCGACGTGCTTGTTTATCATTTCAATTGCCCTTTCTTTTGAAACAAAACCAAGCTTAACCGTTTCAGTTGTTGAAATAAGGTCGCCTTTTTGATTATAAAACTTATTTATACTGTGGTCAAACTTATTTATAAGTCTTTTCAATTCAATAGGCAGTTCTTTTATTTGTTCAGGCGTCAAGCACATCGTTTCTGTAATGTCAGACTGAACCCAGTTAACAAGTTCCCGAAGTATTCCTTCGTGTGTAGTTTTTACAACCTTTGCGGCTTCGTCGTACTTCTGTTTTATGTACTCTTTAACTTCTGGGTATTGCTGAATTTTTGAAAAGTTGGTTGAAGCCGTGTCGTCCTTTACATTCTTGTAAAATTTCAAATACGCTTGTTTACCGTTAAAATCATTATTGAACCATTCGTCAATAATTAAACAGTATTTCTTTAAAGCGTTTTTTGTCAACTTCTTTTCCTTCATTTTCTTATTAAATATTTCGACATTTAAAATACAAAAAAGCTTCTTCGTTTCGACGCTTTTTCAATCCATTTAAAACAATCAATTCACCAGTCACACGGTCACGCCCTTTATTCCAGCGTTTGAACTGTTTTTCAATATCTGGGTCATTCGGGTCATTGTTTATTCGCTTCAGTAAAGTCGAACTTCTGAAGTTTGCAATTCCCACGTTATAAGCGAAAGAAACCAAAGCGTCAAACTGACATTGAAACAAGTTCTTCTTCACGTATTTTTCAACACTGTCTTCAAATATGTTTAACCAGTAAGAATGTAAAGCGTTACCACGTTCACGGGTCACGGGTTCGTCTGTCATTTTTACTGGCGTTCCGTCTTCCCAAAAAGTATTTCCCCAGCCTATCGTTGGGACACCGACCGCATCTAAATAAGGGTGATTCCTAAATTGTTCGTATTTACGAATTAATGCTTTTCCTTCTTCTGAAATATTCATATCAATCTATTTAAAAAATATTCAAATCCCTACATCTATTATAAATCAAGTTTCCGATTACCGTTCTTGTTTCTGTCTTGTAATGCGTACCGTCTGAAAGTAATTGCGGCGGAACTTGACCGATTGCAATTTTGTCAAGGTCGTCTTGCGTTGGCGTGAACCCAGCGTCTTCAAGACCATAAGAAGAAACTATTGTCACACCACCTGAAGCGTAAATCGGTGAAGACAAGTATTCACGAAGCGAAATAAAGTAACGCCCGAATTCTTCTTTCATTGCCGCTTCATAACTTGCACGTGAAGCCGCCGTTCCTGAAGAAAGACCAAGCACAATTACATTCGTCGCTTTTGAATGTTCAATCATTCTTCTGTGTTGAAGAATCAATTCTTCGTTCGTTCCCCAGCCGCCGTTTTGACCTATAAAAATGACCATTAAGAACGGGTTATTCTGGTTAATATCATAAGCCGTTCTTATTGCCGTCGGTCTATCAATTACCACTTCAGAACCCGCAACGCTTCTGGTGAATTCCCAGTCACCAGTTAAGTCGGCGTAACTTGCACCAGTCCAAACAAGCGTTCCTTCAACGTCACCAATTTTACAAGGGTTTACGTGATTTGAACCGCCCTGAAGTAAAGGCGTAACCGTTTCACCAAATTCGGTTTTAATTCCGCCGTCAACGTCCCTATCGGCAATTAACACAGAGGTTGTTGTTGCTGGAATTGTCAATTCCTTTACAATCATAACGTCACCGCCTTGACGTGCCGAAATTGTTTTTGAATTTTCGCCGCCAGTTCCAGCGTTCAAAACAGTAAGACCCGAAAGCGTTCCCAGTGTTGTCGTCCAGCCGCCTTGCGCCGTTAATGAATCACCCCAGCAAACAATATAATTCGAACCAAGACCGAGTTCAGCCGAAACGTCAGCCCCTATTTCTTCAACAAGTTCTTGACGTATTCCAGAAGCAAGGTCAGAAGCAACAAAAACAATGTTTTCGTTTCTATAATAAAGTTCAAAAGTATAATCAAGATAATTGTCGGTTAATGCGTTAGGGTCTGAACCTTCATAAATCGCAAAAAGAATAGTCAATTCGTTAGCCCCTTCATAATAAGAAGTATAAGACGACCCACTATTAATAATGTGCTGGTAAATATTTATTCTCACAGTTCCGTCAGTGAATTGCGGAAAACTACCTTCAAGCCCTATCGGTTCATCAGTCGGCGACCAATCCCCAAAATTATCAACTATCTTAAATGTATTGAACGAACCACTATCAACCGCCCTTCTTGAAATAATCGTTAATTCTTCGTCAAGGTCTGTTAAATCCGCATAAGTAAACTTGATATAAAACCCAACAACTGAAGAATTCGGAAGCCCTAATTCTTTTTTAAATCTAAATTTTGCATCTGAAAGAGTTTCAAGCGAAACGGGCGTTCCACCCCTTACCGACAAATTTGCAATGTCTAAAGGTGTATAAGATTTATCGCTTGAATTTAACTTGCTATTAACATAATCAACAACAAACTTTTCTTCAGCATAACCGTTGTACTGGGGCGTTCCAACTTTTTCACCTAAATCTTGACTTGAATCAAAAACAAAAGACCTTAAAACGTGCGTTCCTAAAGGCGTGCTTGAACCGTCGTTTGCGGTTATTATATAATAAACTCTTTGATATACCGAAGAAGCCCTTTGCGCTTCAGCAAAAAAATCAATAACCGACTGGTCAGACATATCAATTTCAACTTCAGCCGTATAATCATTTTCAGCCGTGAAATCTATTGTTTGAGCGTAAACGGTTGCAACCGTATTGTCACCGCTTCCCCAAGCCAAACCGTTAGTTATTTTAAACCTAAATTGTCCCGCACCTTCAGCTTTTATGATAAATTTAAGAACCTTGCTTGAAAGGTCTGAATATTCGACCCCGTTTCCTATTCTTGAATACATATAATTATACCCGCCTGAAGTCGAATTCAACGTGTGTTTTATTCCGTACATATTCGTTCCGTCACCAAAAGCTTGAACCGAGCCAGTTCCAGCCCCCGACTGAATTACAACACCGTAAGAAGTAAGAATTTCTTTTTCGTAAAGATTATATGATTCAAAAGGAAGTACGGCGTCATAAACGGCTTTTCCAGTAACACCTTTTGAAGTATTATTCTGGTCAATAGTGTTTTCATAAACGTCAGCGTCCTTGACCCACACACCAGCAACAACGGAATAATAACCGTTATTTGTCGAAGTCGAATCGTTTGCCACTTTTGCGGGCGTCCCGTCCGAAGGCACTGGGTCAACCGCATCAAGTTCAGCTTTTGTTTGATACGTGATTAAACCTTCGAAAGCTTTTGCGTCAAGTTCGTCTTTCAAATCCTTCGTCGTACCAGAATAACCGCCCTTGTCGGTCTTTTCTTCAACCCTTAATTTTAGCTTCGAAATGTCATTTGTGAAAATCACCAGAAGAAGCGCAGCAATCGTTTCTTCTTGCGTACCGTACACGACCCCGTTAATTTGAAAATGGTCGTAAGGTGTGCTTGAAACAAGTTGCTGACGTGTGTCGTTAACATTGTAAATTCCCACCGCTTCAACGCCTTGCTTCAAAGGTTGGTAAATCTTTGCATAATTCACACCGTTAAGGCTGAAATATTCTGTCGAAATTGTTGTTATTATAATCATTTTGAAAAACGTTTTTTTTATGTGTTTGACGCAAATTTTTTATTCTTTTTCCTTGTCCTTGTCAACAAATTCTTTGATGTCAAGATTATTATTGAACTTCGTAATCTTATTCATAAAGCCTAAAGGCGGGAACTTCCCGTTCGTTATTATGCTAATGTTAACAAGTGCGCTTCCCGCTGGATATATGAAAACCATTAACCGCATAACCATACGAAAATAAAACGCAATAGGGCTTTCGTCGCCTAAAATGTGAACAATTCCACGTCCCAGAAAGAAAACAAACACAATTAACGTCGTTTTCATAAAGAAACCTTGAACATTCTTCTTCATTTCGAAGTCTTTTTTAATATAAGCGTGAACGTATGACCCGACAACGTGGTCAATAAGAACCGCCCCGAACACGAACGACATAAAAGCTATATTCAAATGAAGCCAATCGGTCACACCTTCAAAAATTAAAGCCATAGGTGAAGAAACGATTGATAAAATTAAAGCCGACTTTACTTTCAAGGCAATTGTGCCTTTGTGCATTATTATTAAATTCTTGATTATGAAGTTCGTTAAGTTCATTTAAAATAATTTTATTGCGTAACCGATATGAATTTGTTTTTTGTTGTCGATTCCGCCCGTTAATACTCTTTTCTTATTTGCAATTTGTATCTGAAGACCGAAAGAAGGCGTTGCGTCCTGAATCGTTGGCAAATTAGCAAATCCGCCAATGTAAAAAACTGGCTTCGTTCGGTTCGTTTTGAATGTTATTGTCTGGGGCTTTGTTTCATAACTTATTACTTGCTTCTTCAGTGTTCCGACAACTTCACTTTTAACCGTTATAATCTGAACACTGTCTTCAAGCTTTTCGGTGTAATTCCTTTCTTTTATCGCTTCTTTATAAAGCGACAATTGCTTCAAGCTATCATTCGCCTTTATTGCTTCATTGTACTTCTGAAGAAGTTCTTCGTTTACTGGGTTTTCAACCTCAACAACACGAAACCCTTTTGAATAGTCAGTTGAATCAACGTAAACCGTGTCAACTTCTTTTTCTGGCTTCGGGTCATTAATTTCAACCGAACCCGTTTTCTTCGGAATTTCAACCTTGACCGTTTCTTTTTTTCCTATCATTAAAATATAAATGATTAACCCCGTAATTACGAAGTAAGGAATATTTTTTTTGTTTAAAATTAAACTCATAGTTTTGAAATTTTAACCGACCCGAATCCAGTGTCGCCCCTTTCGTTTTCACAATACCTTTTAAATAAATCTGGTTTGCTTAAAATGTACTTTCGTATAATTTTAAACTTTATATTTCCGTCAATCTGGGCTTGTTTCGCAAGGTCTTTTATTACATTCCTATCAACCCCAGAAGAATCGTTTGTGAATTTTTGTTGCGCCCCGAACGGTGTCAAATTCACGTTTATCATATAAATAAATCTTGCGTAAACCAAGTCAGCAAGAAAGGCTTTAATTCCGTCGTGAATATACACTTCACCTTCATAAGTGAATTCAGAACCGTTTAAAAGGTCGGCGTAATTCGCTTCGTCCTTATTTTTTAAAACGTCGAAATAAAACCCTTTTAAAGCGTCTTGAAGGTCTGACCCTTGCGCCAACGCAATAGCTTCAGAAAGCTTTTCAGAATCAACCTTCTTCGAAATATTCCTTAAAGCGACAAATTCCGCTTCTGTTATTAAATTAGCCATTTGTTTCGGTGTTTTTAATTTCTGGGTTTCCTAACATTTCAGCCGCAATTTCTTCGCTGAAACCGTAAATATTAACAATCATTGCAACGCCCGCTTCTTTAGTCGTTGTCTTCGCTGAAACTGATTGCTGAATTGCAAGCAAAGCAGTAACACCACCCACAGACCCCCGAAGGGTTGCTTGCGCTTCAGCGTTTACGTCTTTCGGTGTTTCATCAACTTTAACTTCTTCATACGGGTTTAAAATTTTCAGCCCCTCAACTGGCTTTTGAAATTTCTTCATTAACATAACAAAAACTTCTTCAATCTGGTCACGGTCTTCTTCTCTACTTTCAAACAATTGCTTCTTTGCTTCTTTTAAAACTTCGCCACTATTCCCGAACATTGAATTGTCTGAAGGGTTCACAAGTATCAAAGGAACGCCGCAAGCTTTGCAAATATTCTTTTCGGCTTGCGAATCCGAATATTCAAAAAGCTTGTCATTATAAGGCGAAGAAAGGTCGTCGATTTTTATTTGCTTCGAAAGGTCGTCGGTTTGTTGCGAAGCTTCAAGAAGAACCACTTCTGAAGAATTGTCAGCACCCCGAACCCCGTTCAATTCTTTCTTAAAGTCACGACGGTCTTCGTCACTTGCGAACGGTTGAGTTGTTAACAATTTAGTGTTAAGAAAGCCTTTTTCTGAACCTCGACTTCTGAATGTTTGCGAATTACCTTCAAGAAGTGCTTCGCTTAAAACTGGGTTTAAATCGGTTAAAGAGTAAACAAAGGCTTCGTCTTTCTTTATATGAATCAATTGACCGTTATAATTACTAATGTCGCCGCCAGCGGCTTCAATTTGCTTTTCAATTACTTTTTGTTTAGGGTTAAACCTATCAATTACCGTGAAGCTTGAAGACATAATCTTTGACCCTTTTGACTTATCCCAATTATCATAAATAATAAACTTCCCTGAATAACCTTTGTCGTCGTCTTTTCCGACCCTAACGTGTGTAACTGGTATAACAACAATCGCTTTAAAATCAAAGTTCCCGTCATAACTTACTTGAATGTAACAATTATTGTGTTTTGCGTATTCACGTGCCGCAACCCTCAACACTTCGTTCAGTGTTTGACCTTTTGAGTTTACAATAATATTTCCCAGTTTCCCGAAAGAATTCCCGTAAATAGCTTTTGCAACCCTATCAATACAAGTCTTTGAAGTTACCGAAATGTTAATCAACGCTTCAACCAAAGAAGGGAAGGCGTTGTCTTTTCCAAAATTGAAACACTCATTCCTTTTGTCTTTCTTGACGTCAAGAATTGTTTTCGAAACCTGATTATAATATAATTTCATTTGTTATACATTTAAAAAAAGGGCTGAAGTTAACCAGCCCTTTCAATTACTTACTGATTCAAAACTTTGTCAACGAAGTCTTTAATCGATGTCGCTTTAATTTCTGGGTATGCTTCACGCAATTCAGAAAGCTTCATTTTCATAAGGTCTTCTTTAGTTTTGGTTTCAGAACTATTTAAAGCAGCTTTTGCAGCTTCTTCAGCCGCTTGTTCACTTGCTTTCAATGCTTCTTCTTCAGGCGACAACGTTTCGGCGTCATTCACTTTTATTTCATTCACGTCTTTTTCGCCAGCTTCGCCAGAACCTTCAACAAATTCTTTTCCTTCAACAAGCCCGCCGCCTGAAAGGTCTTGACCCTTTGCAGCTTTAGCCGCTTCAATTTCGGCTTGAATAGCAAGTTTTTCTTCAATTTGTTCGTCGGTCATTTTTGGTTTTTTAAGAAGTTCTTCCCAGCCTTCAGGATATTTCGAAAATAACTTGATTCTTTCAGGGTTTGTTCTTAAAAATTCGATTGCTTTTTCGTCGGTCATTGTACCGTTCGAAATGGTCGTTTTGTCGCCTTTCTTGTTTTTGTACTGGGCGGCATTTCTTTTGAATTCGAAATTCGTCATTTTGTAATGATGTTTAAGGCTTAAAATCATATAAGCAATGTCAGAAGGACAAGTCAAACAAACTTTTCGACCAGTTTTTTCAGTGTAATCTTTTGCCAGCAAATTCAAATTCGCCTTGATTACTTCTTTTGATGCGCTTAAAATTTCAAGCATAGTTAATAAAATATTTAAAAGGGTTCGAAAAAAGCGAAATCGGTGTCACCCTATTCGCTTTTTATTTTGCTATTAATCAACTAATTCTTAAACCGAAGCAAATAAAGAATCAAAAGTCGCTTTTGAAGTTGCGTAATCGGTTTCAAGAAATACGTTGTAAGGATATTGTTCAACGTCACCTTCTTCAGTCGCCAAAGTAAACAATGTCGCACCGCTATTTTCAAGGGTGTTGTTTGTCATTTCAGAAAGCTTCAAGCCGTTTTCCCAGCCAGCAACTTTGAAAGCTTCAGCGTTGTTCACGCCTTTGTATCTCGTTTCGTAAACCATAACAAAACGACCGTTCTTCAATTCGTTTGCACGTTCGGCGTTTGCCGCTGAAGAATTCGCAAGCCTTGTTAAGAAGTTGTGTGTAAACCCGTCAACGTCTTCAGTGTTTGGCGTGAAAGCCGAATTTGCTGAAGCAAGGTCTTTATACCACTGAACAGAAAAACCAGCCGTTGCAGCCTTCAAAACTAAATCTGAAATTGTTGCGCCAGCTTGAACAGAAGCGGTTCGGTCAATGTCGTCCCAGTTAATAAGTACGCCTTTACCGCCGTCAATTCCTTTCTTCGGTGCGTCAGCGCAATCAAATAAAAGGTCGTCAGTAACTTTTTTATTACAAGCCATAATTTTTTAAAGTATTAAAAGGGGCGTGTTTCAGCCCCTTTGATTAATTATTCAGTTAAACCGACAAAGTGAATTCAACAATTTCTTCAGGATTCACGATTGTAACGCCCGCTTTTCCTTTTGAACGCATATAAACCTTGTCGTCAGTTTCGTCGTACCAAATTTTCATAATGTTTTCTTCTTCGGTAACGTCAGAACCAACAACGAAAGAAGAACCACGACCCGCAAACATTCTGTCTGTTCCGTCAAGCCCGTAAATTCTTTGTAAAGTTCCACGTGAACCACCGATTTTTAAAACACCGTTGTCGTGTTCAGCGTCATAATGATACAAGTTTGCAGCTTTTTGAGCAGCAATATACAAGTCAAAAACGTCGTCACCCACTGCAATCACAAGTTCGCCCGAACGTTTCACTTTCGCTGGTGAAGCCACATACATAGCATCAACCAAATCAATAACGTTCGCTTTTGTGATAGTGGTCGCCGCTGAAGTGTTTCCGTCAATTGCAACGCCTGAAGCGTCAATCAATTTAATGAACCCGTCAAATAACGTGTAAGTTCCGCCCGTGTCACCTTGCCAGTAAGTTAATTCAAGGGTTTCTTGAATTGCCGACACTTTTGTTTCAACGATTTTTTCTTCCCAGCCAGCGGGTGCGTCGTTGTTACTTGAACCGGGCGCAAGAACCATATTCGGGAATTTTGTCTGAAGGTCGTCTTCACAAAATCCTTCAAAAACAGTGAAAGGCTTCACTTCGATAAATACTTCAGTAATATCGGTGTCACCTGAAGGCGTCTTGCAATTACCCGCTTGCAAAGTTGCGCTTGTTCCGATATGCGGAACGCTTGTTTTTCCTTTCACCCCAGCCATAAAGCGGGCGAATTTTCCAGTGTCGCCACCAGCGAAAAGCGTTGCAGTCAAAAATTCATTTGCCCTTGCAACGTAGTCAGTAAAATTGGTTACATCGTAAGCCATAATTTCAATTTATTAATTATTAATTAAACAATATGAAGCCCGCTTTAGGCTTTCATTTCTTTTTATTTTCTTTTTACGTTTCTTAAAACGCCAGTCAAATAATTTCCGCTTTTCTTTTCCGACTGATTCCCTTCGGTGTCAGTGTCTTCAGCTTTAAATTCTTTGCTTCCTACAAGCTTATTCAAAGCCTTGATTTTTTCTTCTTGCGCTTTGAATTTCTTTTCGAATTTTGCCGAAACCTTCGCTTCAATGTTTCCGACAACTTTTTCAAGTTCAGCTTCAACGTTTTCTTCTTCTTGTGCGTTTGCTTCGGTTGTGTCGGCTGGTGCTGAAACTTCCTTCACTTTAACAATTACGCCGTTCGCATCGGTCACAACACTTTTTCCGATTGAAGGAATAAAATATTCACCAACGCCGAAAGAATATGTTTCGCCGTCATACTCATATTCAAGCGTGTCACCTTCATTGAACGAAGTGCTTATTGTTTCAACTTCCCAGTTCATAACTTCTTTGATAATTTCAGCGTTCACGTCAGTCGTGTCGGTTGTGTCTTCAGTTGAAGAACCGTCGTCGGCTGGTTTAATTTCTGAAATTTTTCCGTCAACAAATACAACCGTTGCGTCTTCAAGTGAAGGCATAATGTATTCGCCGTCTGGCACTGGTTCGCCGTCGATTGTTCCAGCGTCACCGACTTGCGGGTTTTCGCCTTCAGCAACGTCAGCAAAGTCAATTTCTGTTCCGTTTGAATCCTGAAGAACCAGTGCGTTAACTTCTGGTTCATCATTTTCAAGCAATGCTTTGAAAGCATTTAACAATCTGGTTTTTGCTTTACTCATTTTGTTTTGTTTTAAATTAAAATTTTTCGATTCGTATTTCGCAACGGCTTTCGTCGCTGACTTCAATTCGGTTGCAAAGCCGAGTTCAACGGCTTCACTTCCTGAAATAAAGGTTTCGTTATCAAGCAAGGCTTTCACAGTGTCCTTGTCAATACCAAGAAGACCAGAATAAAAAGAAGCAAATTCGTTTTCAATCTTGCGAAGTTCTTTCGCAACCGCTTCAAGCTTTTCGGCTTTTCCTTGAACTTCAGCCCAAGCAAAATGAATCATAACCGCTTTATCAACGTCTTCAACAATTCTGGTTTCGCCAGACATAAAAATTTGAGCCGCTATTGAATAGGCTTTGTCTGTAATTGTGGTAACTGGTAAATCAAGATTGCGAAGATAATTGTAAATTGATTCACCTTCGTCAACATTGCCGCCTTCTGAATGAATATTCACTTCAACTTCGGTCGGTTCTTCGTAGGATTTGAATTGACGAATGACGTCGGTCAAAGAAGTTTCTTCACCTATTACGCCAGAAATGTAAATTGTTGCTTTCATTTATACAAGTATTCACGCAAATATATAATTTTAACCACTTAACAAAATGATTTTTGTTATTTTTTTCTTTTTTCTTGTGTATTTGTTTTATTTTGTTTTACTTTGTTTTACTTTGTATTTCAATTATAAAACTTTTATTTTATGAACAACGCAAGACGTAAACAAATCGCAAGCATTAAAACTGAAATTGAAGAAAAACTTTCTTTACTTCAGGAACTTCAAGAAGAAGAACAAGACTACTTTGACAATATGCCTGAAAACCTTCAATATTCTGAACGTGGTGAAAAAGCTGAACAAGCCGCTGACGACCTTCAAAATATTATTGACGAAATTCAATCACAACTTGAAGAACTTGAAACTGTAATCGAATGAAAAAGTTTTTAAAAACACTTAAAGAACACGGCGTTTCAGTTCGTCACGAAACAACCGAAGAATCGATTGTCGTTCGTGAAATAATCGAAGGTTATGAACTTGAATTTATTTTAAAATACAATGTTCACATCAAAAATTATTTACCCGCCACTTATGACCAGCCTGAAGAATGTGACTTCGAGTTTGAAAATACTGGTCACGAAGAAATCGCACTTTACAAAGGCGAAGAAATGATTGAATTAACACAAGAAGAACTTAATTCAATTGACGCAATTCTTGAATCAATTTTATATTAACTTAATACTTTAAAACAATGGCTAAAAAAACCGCAATTCAAAACTTCAAACTTTCTGAAGAAACAAAGAAAGAATTTAACGACCTATGCGAAGAAAATCACACTTCAGCAAGTCACGAACTTCGACAATTCGTTCACTCAAAAATCAAAGAATTTAAAACCCCGAAGCAATGAAATCACAAACACCTTTATTCGACTTAATTGACAACCTTTCAGTCGGTGAAGCTTTCTTCTTGATTGCTTTGCTTTTCGCTTGTCTTTTTCTTTTCAGGCTTACAGTTAAATATATGGTTCAAAATCGAACCGACATCAAAAAGCTTGAACAAGGTCTTCGTGAACTTGAAGAACTTCGCAAAGCTAATTCAAAACAAACACCCGATTCACTTCGTAAAATCTGTAATAATTAGAAACTATGATTAAAAGACTTTTAAATATTAGAACCCGTGAAGAACGTATTCACGACTTAATTGAAAATACTATTCGAAACATTCATTCAGAAGAATTCAATTTCACCCTTGAAGAACAAACCGACATCATTGAAGGTATTCAAAAAGCCCAGTTTCAAATTCTTGAAAGAAAGCTTTCAGAACTGGAACTTGTCAAAGACCAAATTGACAGAATCACAATTCTTTCGGTCAATGATTAGTTCAGAAGAAATTCAAGACCTTTTTAAGTCCGAACAAAATCGAAACTTCAAAAAGATAATTTCGGGGTTTTATTACACCGAATCTGAATACAATGGAAACCCAGTTGAAAACGAAATTTAATTATGATAAAAACAAAAAGAAAATGCGACCTTGAAGAATGTAATAACCCACACTTCGCAAAAGGTTTTTGTAAGTTTCACCAGTACAAAAGACCAGACTTCAAGAAACCGCAACCGAAGAACAAAAAGCCTATCAATAAAAAGTCAGAAAAAAGCCGTGTCGCTGGTTTAATGTACACCAGAAAACGAAAAGCTTTTATGAATAAAAAAGAAAATAAGATTTGCCCCGTCGCTTCTTATTTTTTAAAGCAAGAAGGTCTTTCGCCTGAAGAACAACTTGACTGGTCAATGAATTTAAAAACAACTGAAGTTCATCACAAAGCTGGTCGTGTCGGTAAACTTTTGCTTGCAACTGAATACTGGCTTGCAGTATCAAGAAAGGGTCACACCTTTATTCACGATAACCCTGAATTCAGCTATCAAAAAGGCTGGCTTATAAAATCAACAACCGTTTAATTTTAAACTTTAAAACAATGGATAAATTTAATAGAAATTGGATAATACAAAACGCACTTGAAGAAATTCCGCAATATGAAAAAGGCGTCCTTACAATTAGAGGTCTTCATTACAGACTTGTTGCACGTGGAATGACAAATTCATTTCAACATTACAAAAGAGTTGTCGCCGCAATGATTAAAGCACGCTGGGACAGCTTAATTTCATTTGATACTTTTTCAGACAATGACCGTGAAGTTATTGGCGAAACCGATTATTCTGAAACTTCACCAGAAGAAGAAGCACAAAGAACAAAAAACACAATTAATTACTGGTTAAAAAACTACTATAAAAACCGCTGGGAAAATCAACCTTATTACCCAGAAGTCTTTATTGAAAAGAAAGCCCTTCAAGGTGTTTTTCAACAACCTTGCGAAACAATGGAAGTTTCACTTTCACCTTGCAAAGGTTATCCGTCATTAACTTTTTTAAAAGACGCTTCAGACCGATTCAAGAAAGCAAAAAGAAACGGCAAAAAACCAGTCATTTTGTATTTTGGTGATTACGACCCTTCAGGCGAAGACATTCCCAGAAGTATAAAACAAAATCTTTACGATATGGGTGTCAGTGTCGAAGTTAAAAGAATAAGTTTACTTGAAGAACAAGTCATTGACTGGAACTTGCCGCCAGCACCAGCAAAGAAAACCGATTCAAGAACGGCGAACTGGGACGGTTTAGGACAAGTCGAACTTGATGCGGTTCACCCTGAAAAATTAAGAAGGCTTTGTCTTGATTCTATTCAAGACCTATTCGACGAAGAACTTCACGAAGAACTTCTTGAACAAGAATCTGAAGAAAAAGAAGTTTATCAAGGAATTTTAAAACAATTTATAATCGACGAATTGAAATAATTGTTCCTTAAAAAAGGGTTTCGGTTTAATTTTTTACCGTTTCCCTTTTTTATTCAAAATATTAGTTTAAATTTGTACCAAAATAAAACAATTTTAATTATGCAAAACAAAGATTATTTCTTTACTGAAGAAGAATTCAAAGACATTCAGAATTCAGCCTTCACAGACGAACAATTGATTCTTCTTCGTGAACCAACGCCAGAAAGCGAAATCGAATACAAAGAAGACAAGTCAGGCTTTAAATATAAAACTGTCAAAGGTTCTTATATGAAGAAGCGAATGAATCTTATTTTCGGCTTCAATTATGACTTTGAAATAAAATCACGTGAATACTTTCAGGCTTCTTCTGAAGTTCTTGTTGAAGGTCGATTGACTATTCGTTCAAATGGGTTTACAGTTATCAAAGAACAATTCGGAAAACATATATTGACCAGCGTTACAAAAACACAAGGAAACAAGACTTTCACTTTTCCTTCTGAAGTCGGTAACGCATACAAGTCAGCCGCAACGGACGCTTTCAAAAAGTGCGCTTCTGAAATTGGTCTTTGCTGGGACATTTACACGCAAGAAGCCCCAGAAACCGAAGGCGAAATCATAATGACTGAAGAAGACCATAACGCAAAGAAAATCACTGAACGCCTTGAATACTTCCTGAAACAACAAACAACCGTTGACGGCTTCAACGAAGTTGTTCAGTTATTCAAAGACAACAACACCGTCAAAGAAATTCACCTGAAACTTATTGAAGAATATAAAGAAAGACTTATGAAGGTCGTTGATAAAAAATAATTGTTTAATTTTAAACCCTTTTTAATTATGTCAAAAACAAGATACGTTTCAACAATAACACTTTACACTTACGGCGACACACCTGACGAAGCTTTGCAAGAAGGTCAAATGATTTGCGCCGAAATAAATAACAAATATGATTCAAGGGCTTCGGTCGAAAAACTTCACCTTCAGCCTTTCGGAACAATGCAATCAAAAGAAATTAACATTAATAATCTTAAACATTATGAACCAGAATTTTAAAACACCTATCGAAGAAATCTTGTTTCGTTCAAGTAAGGTCGGCTTACTTGCTGGCGGTTTAGTTAGAAACGAATTAACAGACAACCAAAAGCAAGAAATCAAAGACCTTGAAGCGGTCGCCGAATCATTTGTCGGACTTACTTCAAAACAACAAGAAACACTTGACAAATACGACAAAACAATTGCTGACGACGGTTCTTTAACCCCGAAGCAAATGCAAGACCGTGACGAATTCAGAAGTCGTTTGACCAGAAAAAAGGGTCTTACAAAAACACAACAAGAACGCCTTGACTATCTTTACGAAAAACGTGACGCTGAACCAGAACTTTCAGTCGGTGCAAAGACATATATTAAAGACGTCTGGTTATGGTATGAAAAAGGATTCAAAGAAGAAATCACTTCAAAGCAAACACGCAAGGGCAAGCAAGCTGAAGAAGACGGAATCAATCTTATTTCATTTGTTGACGGTATTCCTTACGGCAATAACAACAACCAACCGAACGGCGGTCGTGTCACAAAAGGAAATTTGACTGGTGCTTGTGACGTGAACACTTACTTCAAGCTTGTAGAAAAAAGAATTATTGACGACATTAAAGCTTCTTGGAATCCAAAAACATTTATGTCAACTAATTATTCAACCCTTGAAGAATGGCAAGGACGGGCGTATATGTACCTTTATGACGCCGACATTTTCAGACTTCGACGTGTTCTTGTTGATTGCCCGCCCGACGTTTACGCTGAAGAATACCGAAAATTTTGCTGGGCGAATAACATCATTGACGACACCGTTGAAGAATACCAGCCTTTAATTCGTCAATTCGAAGCAAATTTCCTATATGAAAATTCAGGTCGTTATACTAAAGAAGAACGCATTAAAACTTTCGCTTTTGAGCGTGACGAAAAACTTGAATCAATTCTTTTAAAATCGATTGAAATGGGTGTTGAATATTACAAGACAATCACCCTTAATATGATTGACTAATTTAATCAAGCCGCTTCGATTCGGGGGCGGCTTTAAATCTTTTCTTATGAACCCAGAAAGAAATAAATGCGAAAGAATAAAGAAGCTTGTTGAACTTGCTTCTAACTGTGAAGACGTCGGGAAACGAACAAGAAAACGCCCCTTCCCTGAACTTAAAAAGATTTACGCAAAACTTTGTAAATTATTCACGTTGGCTTCACTTGAAGTTATTGGCGACGTTTTAGGCGGCTATGACCACGCAACCGCACTTCACGCAATAAACACTTTTGACGACTTAATTTCAAGCAACGGTCTTGACCTTCTTGAAGTTTATGAAAACGTATTTAAAAAACTTACTGAAGAAAGAAAGGCTTTGTCTGAAGCTGAAGGAAAAGGCGAAGTGCCTTTGACTGTTCACGAATTAAATCAAAAATACAGAATTTCACTTATTAAAATAATCGAAAAAGGTCATTCAATAATCAACAAGAAAGACGACCGAATCAAAGTTCTTGAATTACTTCTTAACGAAAGCTTTGAATTAACAAACCCAGACTTCAAAAGAAGCCTTGAAGAACTTTATTCTTTTCGTGCCAGATTAAAACGTGAATTATTAAAATAAATTTATATCTTTGTTTAAAATTAAACTTAAACCATTATGAAAAAACAAGCTACAATCGAACAACTTGAAACAACTGACAAGGTTTACCAGCTTCGACAAGACGAAACAAGAAACGACAACGACTTGTCTGAACTTCTTGGAATATCTAAAGTAACGCTTTACACAAGACTTAAAAAAAGTAACTGGAAAAAAGCCGAAATTGCACTTGTCAACAACCTATCGAAGTAATTAAAAAAAATACGTCAATTCTTCTGGCGTTTTTTTTAACTTCATTTAGTTTAATATTGTACTATGTTTGAAATAAGCGTTCATAAAAAGAAAGAAGGTCGCTATTGTTGCGCCTATGCTTGCACAAATAAGCCAGTAAAAAAGAAAGGCGGCTTGTGTCACAAACATTACGCCCGAAAGCTTCGTGAACTTTGCCCTAAAAAAGTAAGATATTCACAAATGAAGCAAAAAGCAAAATCAAGAAACATTCCTTTCAGTTTAACCCTTGAAGAATTTCTTTTGTTTTGCCGAAATACTGGCTATTTAACCAAAGGTCAAAGAGGTCAAAACGCAACCGTTGACAGACGTTGCAATTTTCAAGGTTATCACCTTTTTAACATTCAATTGTTAACAAATAAGGCGAACGCTTCAAAAGGCAACCGACATTCTGGTTCGAAATTCTGTAAACCAGAACCAGAAAAAACACTTAACGAATTAGTGTCTAACTATGAAGGCGGCGAAGACGACCTTCCTTTTTAAAATTTTAAACCTTATGAAAAAATTAAATGCACCACAATCACAAACGCAAGAAGTTCTTTATTATTTAATAAACCGAATTAAGATTGACAGACGTCAAATGATGCTTTCTTGTGGCGTTTTAAACCTTCCTGACCAGATTATGCGTTTGCGTCGTCGTTATGGTCTTGAAATCGATTTAAACGAAGTGAATGTCACAAATAAATTCGGTCGTGACATAAAGTTCGGCGAATACATTCTTCAGGATAAAAAGAAAGCTTCTGAAGTTTACAAGGCAATGCAACTTCAAGACAATAAAAATGAACGAGTTTAAAACATATACAATCAAATCAAAGGACGTTTGCGCCGTATGGGTGTTTAAATACCAGCTTGACGGTGAACTTCGTTCTTTTGAAGTTCTTGACGGTTCTTTCACTGTTAAACAAGCTGACTGGTTATTCAGGGGCGGGCGTTTCCCTTACAATGAAGAAATTATGAAGAAATGGTTGACTTATTTTAAAAAATATTTTGAAATTGAAGTCGGTATTCCTGAAATAACCTTTGATTATTTTTACGAAATTTACGGCAAGAAAAGAACCAAGTCTGAAACAAAAAAGTTCTGGTCAAAAATGACGTCTAAAGACAGAACGCTTGCGGTTCTGGGTGTTAAGCGTTACTTAAATATTTGTAAACTTGACAATCGTTCGCCAGTTGACCCGATTCGCTATTTAAGAAACCGTCGTTTTGAAGACGAATACTAAAATTTAAAACTATGAAATCAATATTAAAATCAATTATTAAATTCTTTGTCGAACTAAATAAAAAACTTGAACCTTATGGAAAAGCCGCAGCCGAAGCAATTAAACGATAATCTTAAAAGCGTTTGCGAATTGTGCTTCGACAACTTTCTTGAAGAAGAACACATTCCTTCTGGACGCTCAAAGATTTACGACATACTTTCTGAAGGCAATTACATAAACCTTTCAAATAAGGAAAAAAAAGAATACTATGAAAAAGCCCGAACAATCTTGACCGCTGAAGAAATGAAGAAGCCAGACAAACAAAGAAAGCTTTATTTGCTTTCAGGAAACCGTTCTTTATTTATTTCATTCAAAGCAAAGGTTTTAATTCTTGAAGACTACTTTGCAAGGATTGACGCCAACGGTAAACATTTAAAAGAAATATTAATCTAAAATCAATAATTATGAAACACCCTATTCGAACAACTATCTTTTCATTTTACGGTATTATTGCCGTAGTTTTAATACTTAAAGTATTTAACGTCATTCATTTAAGCTGGTTAATTTTAGCTTCACCGTTTTTAATTGGCTTATTTATTTTTGTTGCTTACATTGCGACGCTTTTAATCTGGTCTTACGTTCACCACAAAAGAGAAATGAAACGTATTTCTGAAGAAGAACTTAACACCGAAACAAGCTTTTTTTGTCACGGTTGCGCCAGACCTTTCGACAAACCAGTGAAGCACCTTAAAGGCGAATCAATTTATCATAAACATTGCACACCTAAACAAAGATAACTATGAAAAAAAAATCAAGAAGAACACAACCAGCTTCAACAATTAGAAAAACCACTTTTAAAGAAAGAAATCACGGCTTGACGCCAGCCGAAAAAGTTATTGCCGAAGCACCTATTGAAGCAATTGTTAACGAATACAATTTAATTCAACAAAAGAAATCAAAGCTTTCAAAACACCTTCGGGACGTCGTCGAACTGAAGGTTCAATTTTTAATCAAGGAAGGTAAAATCAAAAACCAGCCTTCCAATGTTAAAGAATAAAAAACGAATTGACGACATAATCAAAGAACACGACCCGAAAAGCTTCGAAGTTAGTGTTCGTACAATTGCCGACGTTCCGACAAAATGGTCAAGGTTTTTTCCTTATGATGATGCGGCAATTAAATTGATTTATCAAAGTAAAATTATTGACGGGGTCAAGATAAAATTCAGATACACGACCCTTATTATTAACGCCAGACATAGGCAATAAAACCATTTTAAATGAAAACAGAACACGAAAGTTTAACCGTTCAAGAATCAATGTTTCAATATCTTGAAGAAAAGGTTATCAAATGGGCTGAAGAAAAAGGAATTCTTCAGAAAGCAACCAAAATGAAACAAGGAATAAAAACCCTTGAAGAAGTTAACGAACTTCTTGCAGCTATTCACGACAACAACGAACCTGAAATTGTTGACGCACTGGGTGACATTTTAGTCACTATAATCATTCAGGCTGAAATGAACGGTTTAAAATTAACCGACTGTCTTGAATCCGCTTACAATGTTATTGCAAAGCGTTCAGGAAAAATGATAAACGGCGAATTTAAAAAGGACTAACAATGAAGAACGGTGTCGCCTTAATTGCAAAGGAACGGTTGAAACAAATTGAAAAATATGGCTTCACCGTTCAGCATTACGAAAACAATCCTGAATTATACCACAAGAAACAATTGCAGCAATGCGCCGTTTCTTTGCTGGTTCACGAACTACCCAGTTACGGCGAAGCTGACAAGCATATTCCCGAAGGCTGGAATCAAGACTGGTTTATTAAAATGACAAAGAAACCACTTCTTGAAAGACTTATTATTGCGGGGGCTTTGATAGCTTCAGAAATTGACAGAATTGAAAAAATAAACCAATGACAAAAACACAATTGAATTTAGGAATTGAATTGAATCAAAAAATTGAAGCCCTTGAACTTTCACGTTCAAAATATAAAAGCGGCTTTGATATGATTTGCAATTCAGAAGAACAAAATCAAGAAATCAAGCTTATTGAATTTCACGGACAAATTAATTCTTGTCACGAATTCCCTAAACTTGAACTTCAAAAATTGTTCGAATACAGAATCAAGCAAATAGATTTTCAGCTTGAAAAACTTAATCAAAAATTTAATCAATTATAATTATGAGTACATTAAACAAAGCAATGTTAATCGGTCATTTAGGCGACGACGTCAAAATGCACTATTTCGAAGGCGGCGGGTGTGTTGGTAGATTCCCGCTTGCTACAAATGAAAGCTACACAAATAAACAAACTGGCGACAAAGTCACTTCGACCGACTGGCATAATATAGTCGTAAGAAACAAGGCGGCTGAAGTTTGTGAAAAATACCTTTCTAAAGGCGACAAAGTTTACGTTGAAGGCAAGATTAAAACAAGAAAATATCAAGCTGAAGACGGTTCAGACCGATATTCAACAGAAATTCAAGTTGACAACTTCAAGTTCTTAACTACAAAAGGAAGTCAAACACCAGATTCAACACAAGGAATCGCACCACAATCAAGCGCAGCTTTAACACCTGAAAGCGAAGACGACGACCTTCCTTTCTAAAAATAAAACTTCCAAACACAAAAAAGCCTTCAGATTGATTCTAAAGGCTTTTTTCTTTTTTATGGTATGACCATATATATTTTTTATGAAGTCTTCTAATTCCATTGCAACAATTTGTTATTGCTGATTGCGTGAAACCATTTCTTGAAGCTTCGTTTGCTGAATTCCATTCTTTTATAAAATTCCCTTTTTCGTCATACTGAAAAACTTTCTTGCTCAAAGAATGATTTTTATTTTCAAGACTTGTGACCCACTCTAAATTGTTTACGCAATTATTATTTTTATTTTCGTCAATATGATTGACTTCAGGTTTGTTTTCAGGGTTCGGAATAAAGGCTTCAGCAACAAGGCGGTGAATTGAAAATTGAGTTCTTTTTTTATCCTTACTCAATCCTACACGGTTATAACCAGAAGAATCAATATTTAACAAGCTTAAAACCCCGCCTGAATAACCTTTTCTTTTTTCGCTTCTTACACGACCCTTGTCGCTTATTTCGTAAATTTTTTCGTAACCCTTTATTTGCTTCCATTTTTCCATAAAGCAAATATATAAAATATTTTATAAACTTGCGTTTTGCTCAATCACGTCAACTTTATTCGACACGCTTGAAATTTCATCAACGCCGACAATAGGGTTCGGCAATGACGAAACCGCTTCAGCCGTCTTCGAAGCAAACATTTCATAATCAAACAAGCTTTCAGGTTGTGCGCTTGTTCCTAAAATACCACCGTTCGCAAATTTACGACCGCCGCCAGCTTCGTTGATTCTTGAAAGCAAAGGCGCAAACATTGAAGTTGAACGTTTATTGATAACCGCTTCACCGCCTTCAAGTTCACCGAACGGCGTTTTGATTCCGCCTTGTGCGTGACTTGCGCCCTGAAGAAGACCGCCCTTTGCGTAAGTTGTTTTTGTCGAAGCTATTTTTGACACGTTAAGAAGCCCCGAAGTAACCGCTAAACCAGCCGCAACAAAACCCAATGTCGGACCCACAATCGGAATTCCCGCAAGTGCTTTATACGCCGCAGTTGCCGACTGATATGTTGCAATTGTAGTTTCAGCAATTGCAGCCGCTTTTCCGACCGCAGTTTGTTCACCCGCAACCGACTTGAACGAAGCAAAAACAGACTGAAAACCTTCAATTTTTGACTGGGTCAAAGCACGGTCAATATTCTTCTGGCGTTCAGCGTACTTCTTATTTATCAAAGCAACGTCAGCCCCAGTTTTTTCAGCCTTGAAAAGTTCCGCATTTTTGTCAGCTTCAAGTTGTGCCGTTAAAATTTCATATTCAGAAGCGTTTTGTTCTTGCATAATAGCAAGCTTGTTTTCAAAGTCAGCGGCTTCTTGTTCCGCTTTCGCTTCTTTTCTTTGTTGTTCCAGTTCTTCGTTCGCAATTCTGTTTTCTTCATTTACGGCGTTTATAGCGTCGTTGTATTGCGTTTGACTGATAACACCTTCTTCAAGTCTTTTCGCTTCAAATTCCCTTCTTTGTTCAGCAAGACGTTCAAGGCGGTCACGTTCTTCATTAAACAATTGTTCTGAAAGGAATTTTTCAGAATCAAGCTTTGATTGATTCGCCTGAACATAAGCTTCAAGTTCCCTTTGTGCGTTGTCAACCGTTAATTCAGCACGCTTCGCAAGAAGGTCGTTTTGAATGTTTAAAAGTTCAGTGTCATATTTTTCTTGACTGATTTTCTTCGCCTTTAATTCAGCGTCAAGAATTTCAATCGACTTTCGTGCAACTTCTTCTTCGATTGCAAGTTGTTCTTTCAGGGTTTTTGCACGTGTCCCTTGTTGAGCAATAAAAAGGTCAAGTTGTTCTTTCTGTTTTTCAATTGCTTTTTCTTGTATTTCACGGTATTTGTCGGCGGCTTCTTTTCGAAGTGCGTTCAGGTTCGTCAATTGTTCAGATTCTTGACCAGTGATTCGTTCTTGAATGTCTGAAATTGTCGTTAACGCTTCAGCTTGTGCGTCAAGTGTTTCTTTTGTTTTTCCTTCAGCTTCAATTCTTAAATTTGCAACCGCAAGGGCTTGTTGTGCAATAGCAAGTTCAGCCGCAAGTTGTTCTTTCAATACTTTTCCCAGTTCGTCATTCGCTTGAATTCTTTCAGAAATTGACTTGCTTTCGTCGTCACGTATTTGACGAAGTTTTTCAGCTTGCTTTTGATAGTCAAGTTGTGTTTTTTGGGCTATTCTTTGCGCCTTTTCAAGTGCAATTTCAGCTTCAGCCAAGCGTTTTGAAGCTTCAACGCTTTCTTGTATTTCAGAAGTAAACCCACGAAGCGAAGCCGCTTGTTCGTCAAACCCTAAAAATTCAAGACCTTTCGCAATTGCGTCAAGTGCTTTAAAGATTCCTTTTTCAACCAATTCAAACCCCTTCACAAGTCCGTCAATTAAGAATTCGCCTAAAGGTTCAAGTATCTTCAGAAGCCCGTTAATAATTCCGCTAAACGCACTAAACGCCTTTTTAATTTTATTCGTTGCCGTTTCGCTTCGATTCATTGCATTTTTAACCAAAGCAAACGCACCGACAAGAACCGCCAAAATTGCACCGATAGGCGTCGCAATAAAAGCAATTGAAGCTTTTGTCATTCCCAGCATACCGTTCGCCATTCCTTTCAAAGT